TAGTCTTTTCTTGTCATCATTTTTGTTCTTTTCCTTTTCTTTAGTTAATAGATTAAGTGGGGCATAGGTTGATTACGGAGACTTACTCGCACTCTTGCCTTAAGACTCAGCGAAGCCCGACCCACTTAATTATATTTATTATAGCATTACTTAGATGTTTTAACCATTGCTAAACGCTTTGAGCCATTTGCTAAAGTTAAACCAACACGAGTTACTTTGTTAGAAATTGGAGCGAAAGAATTTATTCGTCCAGTAATTCCAGTTGTTGATGTTGTGAATAAATCACCGATTTGGTAAGTGTATCCTTGTATTGTCATTTATTTTATATCCTTTTCTTTTGTTGGGTTGTTGAGCAGTTTTATATCTTGCTCAGGATATTTAGGGTATTTCCCTAAACTTATGCGAGTGAAACTGTTGTGTAACGCTCTGTTCCATCAACATCAAGCAGAACACGGGTTAGTGTTTTGCTAATTGGTTCAATAGCCTTGATAACGCCTGTTACCTTGCTTTTTTGTGTAGTGAATAAATCACCGATTTGGTAAGTCTTGTTATTTATAGTCATTTTTTTCCTTTTCTTTTGTTGTTGTTAGTGATAGTCTACCATAGACTACCGACATTTGCTTTCTATCTTTGATTTAATAAAGATTTACAACCTGCGAAGGGGCATCTTATATGTTGCGCCCTATGGATTTTATAAGTATATTTTCCGACATTAGAAAGGCGGGGGCTATGGTGAGTGCTACCATAAGCGGGGGCGGGAATTAGTAGTGCTATTAGAATTACTATAACTATTCTTTTAATCATTTCCACCCCTTAACTTCTTTAGCCATATAGTAAAACATCATACCAAAGAAAGGCAAAGATATCAACATTATAGCCCGTAGGGCATAGGTGAGATATATCACTAGAGTACCTCATCTATATCAAAATTATCTACGGCTAGAAAGACATCTGCCATTTCATCAGCGTCAGATTTAGCCTCTGCTAATTCATCTAACATAGTATCAAAGGTATCGGCAAGTGTTTCCCACTTGTCTGTCTTTCTATCAAACGAATATGAGTAAGTCATTATTTGACCCCCGCACAATTCATATTGCCACTTCCGAGAGTAGCATAAGCAGAAAGTGGTCTACCATTTTGATAGATGATTTTTTCACTACAACGAGAGCAGGTTGTAACCTGTTCGGTAGGTTGAGTAGGATTGTGTAACATATTAGTTACCTCTATTCTTTTAATTAGATTGAGAACCTTTCTCAATTTCTTTAATACTGTAATTATAGCACACAAAATCGGAAAAGTCAAGCGACACGCCGTTAATTACACGCTTGTAATTAGTGATATACACCACAAAACGCCCTATTTCTAGACATACTGGCGAGTAATGTCTAATATTCGGGCGCACTATTATTTTTTTATTTTTTTATTTAAAAAGTGTATCATGCATTTTAAAAATCCATTCACATTTTGACCAAATGTGGTTTCACGTGAAACAATTTTGAGGGGAGTGGCATAATGTTTTCTATTAACTATCTTAGAAAAATATCGTGGCATTTAAATCTTCAAATCCAAATCTGTAATGTAATAGGTTTCATAGAAGTTTTGAGAAATTCTACGATTTAATATATAGTAGAAAATCTGGCGGGATATAGAAAGCTCATCAAAATCAAAACTATCCAGATACTCTATAGCTATTTTAGCATCATTACTATCTATAGCATGTTTTCCATTAAGAGGACTGGCACTTATTTTATCAAAACACTTATTTACTATGCTAAGATCACGCAATATTTTGTCGGGAGACCAAGAATCTTCCCCCCGATCCCTTAAAGCTGGATAAATATGACATGGAGAAATAGCAAAAGTACCTCTTGTCCAATGTACATTAGGATATTTTGTTCTAATTACAGATTCTTCTTCTTCAAAATATTCTATAAGGCGTAAAACCCTAGAATTTTCATTTTTTATAGCATTTTTCCATCTTGTATCAGCAATATGTTGTTTTCCATTACGATTTCGTGATTGTGAAAAGACAGGAAGGCGAGAAATTAAATCATTTGCTTTAATTTCTTTAGAATTATAAGACTTTCTCTCTATTTGATAATTAACTTCTTCTATAGAGGTTCTTTTTGGCCTAATTTTGCTTAATTCAGACAGTTCTGCATCTGTGCATGATAATAAATACTCATTTTGAGTATAATGAGCTTCTAAACCATATTGTAAGTGTTTAAAACCAGATGCGGGGATTATAAAAAAATATTTATCAGTATAAATATGATAAGAATCTTCACTAGATACATGTAAATATTTAATATTGTGACATAAATCACTAATTGGTTTCATTTTTCCTAATCCATAGTTGATATCCTGAATGAATAATTTCAATTTTATCTTTATAGCATGCAAGAAAAGCATCTATAGCAATTTTTGGTTTTTGATACTCTGGGTATGGTGGAGGCCATCCATAATCATCAAATGCAATAATTCCTCCATGCTTTAAATTTTCAAAAGAATTTATTGCATCTTTTAAAACTTGTGGAGCTAAATGGCTTCCATCTACATATATAAAATCATACGTTGGGCGTGGGTATTTAAAAAACTCATCGCTAGTCATTTTATACTTGTTGATTGTATTATTAGCAATATAAAGATCTAATTTTTCATTATAGATTTGCTCTACTTCATTAAAATTAAATCCCTCATGCTCCATAGATCCACTCCATGTATCTACATCGTCAAGGCGGGAATCTGGATGAGTCAATACATTCTCACATAACCATAAAGAACAATCTCCAGTATATGCACCTACCTGTAAAACATGTATAGGAGTTCCAGATAATGGAACTAATTTTTCTTTAAATGTAGACATCATTCCAGCAAACCAATTAGGATATTGATTCATTATTCTTTATCCATTTCAAATAGAGAGTCCTGCAGATCTTGATCTGCTGTTTCATCTTCAAATATAAAGGACGGGGCGGGAGCAAGAATCTGTCCAGATTCGTGTAAAGAGAACAATCCCTTAGCATCAGCACCTAATTTATCTGCAATAATAGATAACATATCATAATTTCTCTGTTCTTGTATAAATATAGCTCCTAGCAATTCACGGGTATTGGACAAAATATCCAATATCTCCCTAGTTTCCAACTCTTCTCCTAGATTTCCCATGTATGTTCCCCTTTACTATTTAATATCTCTTTGGTTATATGATCCCATTTATTGGCTTCCATTCCCGCCGAATTATTTATAACTAAATCCCCATCTTCATTATTTATAGTATACAGCCATTTAAAAGGGTGATCTAATTCTACCCTACCGATCAATATTTTGTCTACATGTATCTCAATAGCAAGATTTTGATCATCATTCTCATCATATGACTCTATATAGGCTTTCATTTCTACTTTTTCGGCCTCAATTGCTTTCCCGCACGAATGTGATAGCTCGTGAATTATGAATTAAAGATGTATGGCCAGTTTGTTGAGGAGTAAAATCTTCACCATGAAGATAAACTAAAGGTACATTCTGTTTTTCCAAAAATTCTATTAAATTGGGATTTCTTGTCATAGAGCCTAAAACTATAAGATCAAATTGATTTATATCTTCAGCATTTTTTAATCCGCTTATGGTATTGGCTTTAAGTACTTTAGAATAGCCAAATCCCCGCCCATAAAGAGTTTTTGTGTCCATTTGATAGTTGTCATATAAATAAGGAGTTATAAAAGCCTCTACGCACTTTTGTCCAAATAATTGCTTAAACCCTATTAAAGTCATTATACTTAGATAATCTTCAGTTTGAGGAAGTGATTGATCTATAAATAAAACATTTTTTGGAGTTACTTTTGCTGATTTCATAATATATTTTGCCATTGCGCTACATGTAAGGTTATTTATAAAATTAGCAGATATTAATTGTCTTTCTTCTACCGACGGCGGCTCATTTGTTCGCTGAAAACGTTCGTATATATCCATATATAATTCTTTAAGATGATGAGTCATTGTGTATTTAGGTATTTGAACAGCATCTGCCATAAGTGGCATTGTTCCAGAAACCATAATTTCCAAATGACGCATACAATCCCAACCTGCTTTTTTCATTGTTACGCCATAATAAGATTTTTGATATTCTGCTAAATATAAAGATTCATCGCTATACGAATAAGAATTGCCAGGTACTATATCAGCTATTAATTTTTCCTTTATGTATAAATATGGAGTTTTTGGATAACTAAAAGATATTGGATAATATCCATTTTCTTTATAACAATCTTCAAATATCATTTTTTTATATACTATTTACTAACGGATAATCTTCTGCCATCATTTTATTAAATTCTTCATTACCAATCCAAAATATATTTCCTAATACCCGCCATGCAAAATTAGTTCCTTCAGATAAATGTTTTTCTATTGCCCAAGATAATACTTCTGAATCTAGTTTCCGTCCCGCCTCAATCAGCATCGTATATTCAATATCTTTAATTTTACGAGTAGTAAATATAGCGTTTGATTTTGAAGGTTTAAAACTATCAGGCATTGTTTTATCTGTTAAATAATCACATTTAAATATTTGACATGGATTCATTGGTCTTGTATTATATTCCCCACAACCTTCTCCGACTTTAACAAAAGGACAAGGAACAATAGAACCATCATCTGCCATACCCATAAAATTACCCTTTATATCAGCCCTTAAATGCCCTTCACAGCACTTTGTACAACCTTCACAGGATCTTCCATCAACTATGGGTAAAAAGTTCATTTCTTACTTTTGTCTCACTGATAAATTAATCTAAATGCTAAATCTTTAGGCGTAACAAGTGCATGTTTCTTTTCTGAAACTTTAACTCCCCCGACAGAATATGCCCATGCTACTAATTGTGAACAAATTACTGAATTTTCATTTTCTGCTCTTTTAATTAAATTAGGTAATACTTTAAGCCCAATAGATTTAACTCCTAATACAAATATTGACCATTTGCCATATCTATCACCTACAAAGCCTTTTGCTCTTTCTACAATTCTTTGTCTTTGTTCAAATGGAGTAATAAATTTTTCATGTTGATTCCAAGCTATTTGATATCCATCATATTTAGAAAGATCAGAAATTGTTACTCCCTGCGGACGTGCCTCAATAATTTTTCCATCTCCTATATATATACCTGCATGATTCCAATCTGAAAATGTTCCAATTCTAATTAACATTCCTACAAGTCCATGCGTCTTAACTACAAAGTAGTCCCCCGCAATTGGTGTATATTTATTCATTTTCTACTTCCTTAATTTTATTTAATATATTTTCATATAATTGTAGTCCAACAACTTGTTCATACCCACATGCTGTACAGTATAGCATAATTTTATCATCTTGATCTTTATGATTAAGCCAATAAATTACATCTGTAAATCCATAATCTTCTTTATGTCCAGGGCAAGCGAGAGGTTTTACCCTACCCGCCTGCGCTAGATTATAATACTGAGAAAATATTTGAATTCTCATCAGTATGCTATGTTTGCTTTTCTAAATACAGATGTGACATATTGGTATACCGTAGGATTTCCAGGAACTGGTTTGTTCCAAGATCCAATATCACCCGCTCTTGATGGATATAGATGTGCTGCAACTGCTTTTCTCCAGTCTTGATACTTTGCATAAGAAGCTTTTAATTCGCCAATCATGCGTTTATCTTGTACCCATTCTGGTGCATCACAGGCGCTTTTATAGCCCATATAGTTATTCCATGATACGTTCATATATTGAAATGCTCCACATGCACTACTGGAATAAGACTTGCGATAATATGCTCCAACTCCGCCAGTTTCTTGGCTCTTGATTGCATTCGCTAGTCTTGAAATTATTACCCTGTTGTCTACTCTTTGTTTTAGATTTAGCTTTATGCTATATGAGGGCATTGTAAAAGTTGAACCATCTGTTAAATCGTTTACACGATAAACAACATTCTTCTTTTTACTGATATCAATATTTATAGCGTTCTTAATATTAACTAAGTTTATATATTTATTGATATACAATATATCGCTGCTGTACGATATAGTTGGTGCTGTTAGCGCATGGGCTTGTTCAGAATCTAATCCAAACATCAATGTAAGAATACTTACACATATCATAGTCCATACTGTTCTTATCCTTGCTTTGTTCATATTATTCATATGTACCTCCTGGGGTAAAGAGTAGAGCTTAATCGTACCATGTATTAAAATTCATGTCAAGGTTTACGCTTGTTAGACATGTACAATAATAGTATGATACAATCAGGATAGGTTTGTGGGGGCTTTTCACTAGAACTCATAATGATGGAAATATTTTTCCAGATTTGTTTGATGAAGCACTCTTTCTCTAATTTTTCAATTTTTGAAAATGAGGGGAGGGGGAGCTTTGCCTAGAATCTTTAAATCAGGAAATAATTATTTAAAATAAATTTAATATATATAATATGATTATATTTCTAAAATGCTATACTTAGTTTTGTTGGAAGGTTTTAATTGAAAATTTCATTTACTGGTGCTCCAGAATATATGGATCGTAATGTTGGTTACGGAGAAGCATCATGGCAAATATGGAAAGAATTTGAAAAACAAGGAATAGAATGCCTTATTGGTTCGCCAAAAGCTAAAATTGGAATTTCTTTTATTCAACCTCAAATGTATAGATTTGGTAAAGCTCAATATAAAATTGGATATAGTCCATGGGAATCAACTGAAATTCCAGATGTATGGAAACCAAATCTTATAAATGGTATAGATGAATTATGGACAACTTCTCCATGGTGTGCAGATATTTTAAAAAATTTTACTTCAAAGCCAATTTTTGTTTATGAACACGGTATTAATGATAATTGGGTGCCTTTAAAAAGAAATATCAATCCTTCCCGCCCATTTAGATTTTTACATATAGGAGAGCCGTATTTTAGAAAAGATGCTCAAAGAGTAGTAGAAGCATTTATTAATACTTTTGGAGACGATCCAAATTATGAATTAATTTTAAAATGTACAAGAATGAACACAACTAGAATTTCAGATCCTGTAACTGGAAAAATTCAAGGTTCTCCAGGAGCATTTTATAAAAATATTAAAACTATTGAAGGAATGCTTACAACAGAACAAATGAATGGTCTATATGATTTATGTGATGTTTTTGTTTACCCATCTTGGGGAGAAGGATTTGGTTTAAATCCACTTCAAGCAATGGCAAAAGGGATTCCAACAATTTGCACAAAAGATTGGGCTTCTTATTCAAGATACATTACTATGCCTTTAAATTCAGAATTAGTTCCGTCTCCTTGGCCCAATTTACATCCTGGCAATATGTATAAATCTAATTTTGAACAGATTATGTTTTACATGAAAGACGTATCTGAAAACTACGATAAATACAGCGACTTATCTTACAAAAATGCATTTTTAATTCATAAAGATTATAATTGGAATAAAGTTACCAAACCAGCAATTCAAAGGTTAAAAAAAATACATGAAAATTTATAAAATTTTGATTTTAAAACAATCAGTATGATACACTTAAGATCTTAATCTAAAAAACCTAGGAGCATGATGTCTAACACTATTAAAAACCCATATGAAAATTTTATTGCACTTTCTCGCTACGCCCGTTGGCTAGAAGAAGAAAATCGTCGTGAAACTTGGGGTGAAACAGTAGACCGATACTTTAAGTTTATGGTTATACAGTTACGTGAAAAACATGGGTATGTTCCTAATGATAAAATTCTTACAGAATTGCGTGATGCAGTTTTTAATCGTAATGTAATGCCATCAATGCGTTCTGTAATGACAGCAGGAGTAGCGTTAGAAAGAGAAAATGTTTCTGGATATAACTGTGCATTTCTTCCAGTAGATAATGCTAGATCATTTGATGAAGCTATGTATATCTTAATGTGTGGAACTGGTGTTGGATTTTCTGTTGAGTATAAGTATATTAATAAACTCCCGCCACTTCCTGAAACGCTTGAAAAATCTTCTACTACAGTTATTGTAGGAGATTCAAAAGAAGGTTGGGCAAAAGCATATCGTGAATTTTTAGGATTACTTTGGGCAGGACAAATTCCACAAATTGATGTTAGTAAAGTTCGCCCTGCAGGTGCACGTCTTAAAACAATGGGCGGAAGATCATCTGGTCCACAACCATTGGTTAATCTTTTTGATTTTACAGTACAAATATTTAAGGGAGCGCTTGGTCGCAGCCTTAAACCAATTGAATGTCATGACATTATGTGTAAAGTTGGAGAGGTTGTAGTTGTTGGCGGTGTTCGTCGTTCTGCAATGATATCTCTTTCAAATATAAACGATATTGAAATGGCAGCAGCAAAATCTGGAAATTGGTGGGAAAAAAATTCTCAAAGATCTTTGTCAAATAATTCAGTTGCATATTCTCGCAAACCAGAAATGGCTCAATTTATTGCAGAATGGAAATCTTTATATGATTCTAAATCAGGAGAAAGAGGGATTTATAATGTTGCCGCAGCACAATCTCAAGCCGCAAAATATGGAAGAAGAAGTGCTGATATACATTATGGAACTAACCCATGTTCTGAAATTATTTTAAGACCATATCAATTTTGTAATCTTTCAGAAGTTGTTCTTCGTGAAAAAGATACAGTTGATGATGTTGCAAATAAAGTTCGTCTTGCATCTATTTTGGGTACATGGCAATCAACACTTACAGACTTTAAATACATTCGTAAAATTTGGAAAGACAATACAGAAGAAGAACGTTTACTTGGAGTTTCTTTAACTGGCCAATTTGGGCATAAGTTTTTTTCAGGACAAGATGGAACAGAAAAACTTTCTTTAGTACTTGACAGACTTCGTATGCTTGCAGTTGAAACAAATGTTGAAGAAGCAGAGAAAATTGGGATTCCATCTTCAGCAGCAGTAACTTGTGTTAAACCATCAGGCACAGTATCTCAATTGGTCGGGGTAAGTTCAGGAATGCACCCATGGCATTCAGATTATTATATTAGAACTGTAAGAGGTTCTAAAAATGATCCTATTTCACAATTTTTAAAAGAC